AGTATATACAACATACATGAGCGACAGTTTTGAGAAGCTTCTAATAAAAGATGATCGTTTACATTGCACTTCTAAAATCAAATATGGCGTGGTTACCGGCGCCCAAAGCTTAACTTCACAATCATTCAAAGCAATATCATCTAGTCCTTCATCTTGCGTATTTAATATCGCCGTTCCTTCTTTAGAAACTATAATATCGAGAGAAATAATGATTGGCGCAACCGTAACGATGGCTATATCTATTAACGGTACGAAACCAGCAGGTGAAATGCCTTTAAACATTGGTGTGACAGACGCATTAAATTCCTTTCCCCTTTTACGTGCGATGAACAACGTGACGGTAAATATCAACAACAATTCCGTGAGCACCAACATGTCAGACGTATTAGAGCCATTACTTCGTTTAATGGATCCAGAAGAACTCTCACTATATGAAGCGACCTGTCCAACCACATTAAACTATATTTCAGACTATCGCGACGGTGTCGAACCATACGCGTATATGATAGGCAATCAACCCGGAACCCTAGGGAATCTTGATCCACCAACTATGATCACTGTTTCCGCAGATGGAACCGAAGCGATTCGTGGAACGAATGCGGCCACTCGTGTTCAATCATTTCACTCGTATCCTAACAATGTATTATCTTACGATTACGGACGCCCAGCAGGTTCTAGTTACAATCATCGCCCAAGGGGATCATTTAAGATTCAGAGAGTGTATGCAAAGAATGGAGATGGTACTCCGAGAAATGTTCTTGCGAATGACACAACGGTTTACGTCGTATTTAAGACGTTTGAACCTCTTATGATTAGTCCTTTTATCTGGGGTAATCCATCGAACAAGGCTGGTATGTATGGTATCCAGAATATCTCTGCAAACATTACGTTTTTAAGCAGTTGCAGTCGGTCATGGAGTTCTGTAAGTTCAAATGGTGCTTACAACAAAACTGCTACTATAGTCGATATTCAAGACGCAAATTTATACATGCAATTTCTAACACCGAAGGCTAGCGACATGCTCGAATCAAGAAATGTTGTACCGTTCTATCAGATGCCAATTTTCAAAACTGGTCAGTTTGCATCGATCGTTGGTAGACCAGTAAGTTCGATTCAAGCTGATGGTTCTTTTGTCACTGGTGGTACTGCAACTTTAACATCTAGCTCTATACAATTGTCAGTCGTTCCGGATAAACTTATAATTTTCGTTCGTCGTCTCGAAAGTAGCTTGAATTGCTGTCAGACATCTAACTTCTTAACCATTAATAAGGTACAGATCAACTGGAATAATAGTGCAGGATTATTGTCTACGATGTCAATGGAACAGCTCTATAAAGCAAGTATTGCAAGTGGATTGAGCAACTTAACATATGACGAATTTAGTGGCTTGACCGTCAGTGTAGCTGGTGATCCAGGTACCGATAATTTATACGGATACTCGCAGCCTCGTGGACCATTACCACTCGTTGGTGTTGGCGCCTATCCGAACCAACCAGGGTTCAAATATATACCAACTACCGGTTCTATTTTGGTATTGGACATGGCGACGGTTGTTCCACTAAGCGAATCATATTACGCACCTGGTAGCATCGGGCAATTCAATTTACAAGTGACGTTGGACGTGGTCAATAATCATAAAGTGACATGGGATGGAGCCAGTATTGAACTTTGCATAATTCCTCTTTTATCAGGTTCGTTTATTTGCGAGCGTGGTACGTCGAGTAGTTATATCGGATTGTTAACTAAAAGCGACGTATTAGATACCATAGAAAATCAAGAAGCTTACAGTCAGGGACAAATTAAAAGATTACTTGGCGGCGGCTTCATGGATAGATTAAAATCAGGCATTCATTGGATTTCTTCAAAATTAACACCGATCAAGCACGTCCTGGAGCATATACCACACGATTATGCACAACGCGGTGCACAAGTGCTGAATGCACTCGGGTATGGAAAGCATGCAAATAAATTGGAGAACAGATTACAATAAGTAAAAACACAGTATAATCAAATTATAAAATTTATCTAAGTATATTATAATGGATATTGAATCGATCATACTTCAGGAGAAAAAACCGTTGTCTGACGATGATATAAAGCATATATTAGGCAGCGATTGTAAGATCCTAGAATACAAAGATTTATTAAAATACCGAAACATCAACGAAATATTATCAAAAGATAGAGATTACTTTGTTTTGTTATATGAACTAAAAGCGTCTTCCGGACATTGGACAACAGTTTTAAAATACAACAACACCTTAGAACACTTCGACCCATATGGTATAAAACCTGACGGAGAATTGAACTGGATTGGTGCATCAATCAGAAAAAGGTTACACGAGCAATTTCCGTATCTGTCTAAACTATTCAATGAAAGTAATATGAATGTTATATATAATCATACCAGATTTCAATCATATAACACGGTTATTAGTACTTGCGGTGCCCACGTCGCGCACCGTATATACAGATTCATTCACAATAACTTTGATCTAGACGACTATACAAATTACATGAACCATATTAGGACTGAATACAAGTTGAGTTACGATGAGGTTGTTAGTGAATTTGTTCTCAGCTTTCAATTATAAAAACAATATTAAATACATATATTGAAAATAATATATGTATTTATTATTATATAGAATTACTTCAAAATGCCCTTCAACACAAGTTATAGTCATAACATTAATAATCGATTGAATAAAATTTACAAAAACCATATAGACAATGAAGATAGAATTAATGATAACGAAATGAAAGACAAACGTGAAATCTTAGGCGAGTTAGAACATTCCGCAAAAGACAATAAGACCTTACATGGTGGTGGTGATCACGTTGATGCAACCTTACATGATATTGGTTATGAAAAGACCAAGACCGACGATGTAAAACCAATACGAAAGAAGAAAGAGTCTATAACAGAACAACAAATAATAGATGGTCAAGGCTTGGGTGGGTTGATGGTCGGCGAAGGTTTATCAGGTGGTGGTATGAGTGCAGGTGGTATGAGTGCAGGTGGTATGAGTGCAGGTGGTATGAGTGCAGGAGCTAAAAAGCGACCTAGAAAGAAGAAAGAAGTTACTATAGCAACTGTTACTGAAAATCCATCTAACGATAATAATGAACAAATTGATATACATTCCGATGATGTAGGAGCTGGGCTATCCGCCGGATCTAAAAAGCCTCGTAAATCTAAAAGGAAGATAAAAGGTGGTGATCTGAAAGATGTAATTGAAACTGTTGGGTCTGTGGCTAAAACGATTGCACCATTCGCGCCGTTGTTACTAGGTCTGGGAAAAGATGATGGTCACAAAAAGAGAAGTGATATTGTTAAAGAACTAATGAACCAAAAGAACATATCATTAATTGAAGCGTCAAAACTTGTAAAGTCTGAAGGTTTATACAAACCGAAAACAAAAGAACCAAAAGAACCAACTAATGGTAGGGCGGCTATCGTGAAACAGATAATGGAAGAGAAAAAGATGAGTTTACCTGATGCATCGAAATATGTGAAAGAAAATAATCTATACAAATCACTCAAGGGCGGAACATTGATTACATTAAAGTCCGCAGATTCTCAAATTGGTGATACGATAGGACCTGTTAGCATCGTAACTGGGAATGTGAAGCCTTTGAAGGGAAGGGGAAAAGCCAAACCAAAAACATAATAATTTAATTTAATTTAATTTATAATATTAATATATAGTAATTAAATTAAATGCCATTTATTTCTGGACTTGATAGGAAACTTATTGATGAGGCGCTAAACTATGATAAAATAATGAATCAGAGAGCCTTCGGGATTGAGAAATTGAACGGTAAAAAAGAAAATGAAGGCGATCTACAAGAATACACACAACTAAACGCCGGAGATATAGCCGCTACGAACGAACTAGTAAATAATTTGATAGTATTACTTGAAAAGAAAAATAATGAGTTGGACAAATTTATTAGAAACAATTCGATAGACGTATCACAGACACTTTCTAGTATTGAAGACGTAATTAATAGCTACAATAAGATTGTATCCATATATCTTAATCCTGCGAATACACAACAGACCAGAGCAGCCATTTTGACAAGCATCATGAAAATTGAGAGGTATATTAGACCTTTGGAAACCAATTCTATACATGTACTTAATCGGTTATATACGATTGTTACTAATGGGACGAGTAGTGGTGAATCAGCATCCATAGTATTTAAGCCATGTTTTAGATCTTATGTAGCTTACAATCTCATAAAAATGCAACTGTCCAATGGAACTATAAATATTATAAGTAATGAGGATCTCATGCGACACTACAATAACGTCTGTAGAGCTAATCCGCACTGGAATAACTTCCTAAAAATCTTTGGATATCCTGAGAATAATCCTTTAGACATACAAGGACCTAGTGGTAAGGGACCGCCACCACCACCGCCACAACCACCTGGTGGGTTTCCAAGTGGCGGTTTCCCTGGTAGTGGTGGCGGTGATGGTGGCGGTGGTGGTGGTGGTGGCGGTGATGGTGGTGGTGGTGGTGATGGTGGTGATGGTTTTGAAA